GTGGCCAAGCCCCGCACTGCGCCGCCCAGCGCACCCAAGACCGTCCAGGACGACCAGCCGGCCGACGTGCCAGTCGTCACGGAAGACAAGACTGCCGACGCACCGCCGGCGACGGACGGCTTGGTGCCGGAGCAAGGCCACAGTGAGCTGGAGACCGCCACGTCGGCGGCCTCCGCAGGCGATGATGCTGCCGTCGACCCGCTGCAGGCTGACCATCCGGCAGCGGACCAGGACGCCGCCATCGACGCGGGTGCTCCGTCGCCGGAAGCCGACATCACCATTGGGGTTGCCGCCGGTGGAGGCGATTCGCCCAATGCACTGGTTTCTGATGGTCTCTGGCTGTCTGCATGCTTTGAAGTACTCAGCCCGTTCAAGCACGGGGGCGTGGTCGTCAAGCCGCCGGCGTGGATCGAGATGACGTGGGAAGAGGCGCAGGCCTACCAGGATGCCGGCGTCCTCGGTGACGAACCTGCAGACCCGGAAGGGTCGGAGTAACTGGCCGTCATGTCCTACTGCACGCTCGCACTGCTGTCGGCGGCCAAGCTCGCCCAGGAACTGGCGCAGGTGGCCACGCCGGAGCGCTATCCGGTTGTGGACGATGCGCTGATGGATGCCACGCTGCTCGGCAGCGATCGCAGCGCATTCGACCCGGCCGACGTGGCGATCGCCGATGAGGCGGCCGCGCACGTGCAGCGCGCCCTGGACGATGCCGATGGCGTGATCAACGGCTACCTGGTCATGCGCAAGCCCAAGCCCTATCCGGTACCGCTGCCAGCGCCGGTACCGGGGATCGTGTCCACCTGGGCCCGATGGATTGCGCGCTACCTGCTGCACAAGGACCGGGTCAACACCGAGGAACGCACCGATCCGGTGGTGCGCGACTACAAGGAAGCGCTGCGCTTTCTGGAGCTGGTGCGCGATGGCAAGTTCAGCCTCGGCGCCGATGACCCGCTGCCTGCGCCCAGCGGCGGTGCACCGGAGGTCTGTGCACCACCGCGAGAGTTCAGTCATCGAACCCTGCAGGACTACGGCCGGTGAGCACCCAGCCCTTCGACATTGGCCTGGTGCGCGATCGCATCCGCCAGGGCGTCAGCGAGAAGGATCTGCGCAAGGTGCAGGGCAGCGCCGACTACGCCGCCGTTACAGCGCTGCGCGACTTCCCCGCGCCGTGCTGCTACGTGCTGCTGGCCCGGGAGATGCCACTGGAGACCAAGACCGGTGCTTCCATTCCCGGCCAGCAGGCGCGCCTGGCGCAACTGGTCGAAGTGAACTTCGCGGTAGTGACCGTGTGCCGCAACTACCGCGAGCAGCGTGGGGCGCAGGTGATCGATGAGCTGCGCCTGCTGCTGGGCAAGGTTCGTCAGCCGCTGCTGGGCTGGACGCCGCCCATTCCTGGTGGCCGTGCCTGCCAGCTCATCGAGGGCAACCTCGAGGACTACGACGCTGCCACCGCCCTTTGGGTCGACGTATGGAAGACCCAAGCCGTTCTTCAACCCGAGATTCCGCGATGACTACCCAGACCACTCAGAAGCACACGATCAAGAAGGCGGGCCTGACGCTTGCGAGCAAGCCCATTGCGGAAGGCGAAACGGTGGAGCTTCCTGCCGACCTGGTGCCCTGGGCGGTTGAGCGCGGCTTCATCGACGCTCCCGACGCCGATTCTTCCCCCAATCCGTCGCGCAAGGCCAACGGCCAGGCGACTCCTGCCATCGCCCAGGAGGCGAAGTAAGCCATGTCCGATACCGAGTATTTCTCCCTGCAGGGTCGTGTGTACCTGGGCCTGCGCAATGCCGACGGCAGCCGCGCACCGGCGCGTTGGGCGTATGACGCCAGCGTCCTCGAGCTGACCATGTCCAGCACTCGTGAAACCAAGAAGGAAAGCTGGTCCGGTGTGCGCGGCGTCGGCGCTACCATGACCACCGAGCGCAACCTCGGCGTCAATCTGACCCTGGGCCAGCTCAACACCGATCACCTGGCGCTGGCCACGGACGGCACCCGCATGGAGCTGGCTGCCGGCTCAGCAGCCAACGAGGCCATTGGTACGGTCAAGCCGGGGGATGTGGTCGCGCTGGAGTATGCGGCGATCAGTGCACTGGTACTGGAGGGCGGCACCCCAGCCGCGCCGTTGGTGCTGGACACCGACTACACCGTCAACCTGACCACCGGCATCGTCACCTTCCTCACCGCTAAGACGGCGGTGGTGGCCAAGACCTATGAGTACGCTGCGCACAGCCTGGTGAAGGTCTTCGAAAGCACCAAGTCCGAGTACTACGTACTCTTCGACGGCGTCAACAGTGTTGATGGCACCACCATGCGCTTCCGCGGCGAGGTTCACCGCGTCACCTTCCCGGCCTCGGAGACGCTGTCGCTGATCAACGACACCTTCGGTGAGATTGCGCTCACCGGCGAGGCCAAGATTGACCCGGTGCGGCAGGCCGATCCGCGCTTCGGGCTGTACGCCCGTGCCCTGCTGGTGGATGCAGCCTGATGGCCAAGGTGATCGGCAATGTCGGTCAGCAGTCCCCCGGATCCGGCACTACGGATCCGGGGGCAATAGCCGGTGAGCTGGACGTGCTAGCCGGCCAGCAGCAGGGGCAGCTCGGCGAAAAGACCATCACAGTGCGCGAGTACGGCTTCTTTGAGGCCGCTCGCATCCTGCAGACCGCCGCACCACTGGTTGGGGACCTGCAGCCGCTGTTCGAAGGCACCGATCCGCCTTCCATGCTGCAGGTGATGGATGCACTTATGTCCCACCCGGATCTGATCCGGCATCTACTGGCATGCTCGATCGCAGCGCCGCCGGCTGATGCCAAGGATCACGCAGCCGAGGTGCGGGAGCAGGAAGCGTGGCTGGAGACGCTCAACGAAACCGATGGCGAGCAGATGCTGCTCTTGTGGTGGCAGGCCAATAGCAGTTTTTTTCTCCGCCGCCTGCTCCGAAACGCCGTCAGTCAAAAGGTACTCCCGTCGGTTACGGACGCGTCTTCACCGACCTGATCAACGCTGGCTACGGCCGCAGCTTTGGCGATATCGGTCGCATGACCAAGCGCCAGATATCCCTCGCCTGGGAGCACGTCCAGGCTCAGCAGCGGCGGGCACGGCGGGAGCGCATTACCGACGTCAACGCTGCGTATGCCGGCGGTAATTCGATGACCACCTTGCTGAAGGATCTGAAATAACAATGGCCTCCTCGCGCAACCTCGAACTGGCGATGCGTATCGCCCTGGACATCGAGCAGGTGCGCCAGGCGCTGCCAGTGGTCCAGAAGGGGCTCGCCTCGGTCAAGGGCGCCGGCCAGGATGCCGGCGCCGGCCTGGGCGACGTCACGAAAGAGGCGAAGAAGGCCGCTGATGCCTTGGACAGGGCCGCGCGCAGCAGTGCCGCCTCGGGCAGCCAAATGGAGGATGCTGGCCAGAAGGCGGCCGCCGGCGCGGCGGGCATGGCCACGGCAGGAGAATCGGCTAAGGCCATGTCGGCGGATGTGGCCACCGCCGCAGATCGCGTCCGAACGTCCGGCGCAGCGGTACAGAAGACAGTGGCCGATGAGATTCGCCTGATCTCCGAGCTCGATGCACGTCTGGAGCGCGGCGCGGCGAGCATGTCCGATCTGGCCGACACCGAGGCGATGCTTGATCGGGTGATTGCGCGCGGCCTGATCACCACCGAGGATTACAACAGCGCGCTCAAGGCGCTGGACAAGCAGGAAGCGGGCCTGGCTCGGTCGGAGCAACAGCGTCAGCGTGCTGTTGAGGGCGCCCTGGGGCGCTATGACAGTGCATCAGTAAAGCTGCAGAAGCTCGAGCGGGACGAGCAGGAACTCAAGGCGGCGGTAGATGCCGGCCGCATCAGTCGCGAGCAGTACAACCGCGCCCTGGCGGGCATCAACGTCCAGCGCAACGCGGTCAAGGTTGCCGAAGCGACCAGCCGCAGCCTGGGCGCCGGGGCGATCTCGGCCGGCCAGTACCAGATGGCCATGCGCCAGCTGCCGGCGCAGATCACCGATATCACCACCAGCATCGTCAGCGGCATGCCGATCTGGATGGTGGCCATCCAGCAGGGCGGCCAGCTGAAGGATTCCTTCGGCGGTGTCGTCCCCGCCGCCCGCGCACTTACCAGTGCGCTCAACCCCGCGGTGGTCGTCCTGGGCGGTGTGGCTGCCGGACTGGGTGTTGTTGGCTTTGCAGCGCTGCAGGGCTACAAGCAGCTGCGAGCCTTTGACGCCGCTGTGATCTCGACCGGCCATTCACTTGGCGTGTCCAGCGGTCAGCTCTATGCCCAGGCGAATGCCGTCGGTGCGGTCACCGGCGAGTACTCCGATGCTACGGCGGCCGCGCAGCAGCTTGCTTCCAGTGGGAAGCTGACGGCCAACACCCTATCCACTGCAATCAGTGTCGCGGTCAACCTGGCCAAGCTGACGGGCGAGTCGATCGAGGGCACCACCGCCAAGGTGATCGAGGTCTCCAAGGCGCCTTCGGCTACGCTGGCCAAGCTCAACGAGCAGTACCACTTCCTCACCGCAGCGGTGTACGAACAGGTTCGAGCCCTGGAGGACCAGGGCAAGGCGACCGATGCCGCCAAGGCCGCGCTGGAGGCGATTGCCAATGTCAGTGACCAGCGCGTCAAAGAAATGGAATCGCGGGCGGGCTATCTGGAGCAGGCATGGGATGCAGTGGCCCGTACGCTCAAGAGGGTTTGGCAAGGGCTGAAGGACATTGGCCGCACCGACTCCGAGGCGATGCTCCGCGCGGAAACTGCGGCGATGCGTGGTACGACCGAGCAGCTGCAGCAGGCGCTGAAGAACGGCAACACGCCAGCCATCAGCTACTACTACGACCTGCAGATCAAGCAGATGGACCGGCTCCGCAAGGCTCGGGCCGCCTACGATCGTGACGTCAATGCTGCCGAGAGCGCCGGCCAAGCCCAGCGCATCCAGGATGCCGGCGTCGAAGCCGCCAAGGCGATCGCATCGGGTCTGGAGGAAGGTGCCAGCAAAGCGGAGAAGCTGAAGAAGGCGACCGAAGAGGTTGCCAAGCAGTTCCGCGAGCTGCGCAAGGCTAATCCAGGAAGCGACCTCCTCAAGGGTGTCAGCTTCGGCGACGATGGCAGCGTCAGCGGCGGTGCCTACGACAAGCGGGTTGCCCAGCTGCAGGAGAAGTTCAAAGAGCGCACCCGGAAAGCGCCGAAGACGGAAGGTCAGAAGGATGAGGCCGCAGCACAGCGAGAGCTGGAGCGACTCAAGCAGCAGATCGATCTGGTCGGAACCCTGGATGAGACTCGCAAGAAAGCGACCGAGACTGCCCGCATCCAGGCAGCTATTGCTGAGGGCAACTTCCAGAATGCTTCGGCGAAGACCAAGCAGGAGTTGCTGGACGAAGCCAAGAAGCTGGATCTGGCCAACCTGCGGGTCGAGGCCGACCGCAAGATGCTGGAGATCCGCGATCGCATTGCAGCTCTGCAGGGCCGAGGTCCGGATGCGGAGTTGGCCAAGACCACGCGTGAACTGACGAAGCTGAAGGAAGAGCTGGAAGCCGCCGGACGGTCTGCTGACGCTGCAGATGTTGCCAAGCTCCTCAATCTGAGCAAGGCCAGCACGGATCTGAAGAACCTTCAGGATACCTACAACCAGGTCATGGCCGGCATCGCACTGGGCCAGCAAAGAATCCAAGTGGAGCTGGAAGCAGGCTTGATCACGCAAGCCGACGCACAGCAACGCGTGGTTGACCTGTATCAGAAGCAGAGCTCGGCCTTGCGGGATCTTGTTCCGCAGATGCGAGCAGCGGCAATGGCACTGGGAACGCCGGAAGCAATCGCCGCGGTCGATCAGATCGACCTGAAGCTCAAGGAAATGGTTCAGACCACGAACCTGCTTCAGCAAACCGTTAGGACGACGCTTCAGAACGGCTTCAAAGAAGCCTTTATGTCGCTGGCAAATGGAAGCGCCTCGTTAACTGACGCAGTGCGCGGATTCTTCTTGTCCGTTTCCAGCGGCTTGGCCGAGTTCGTGGCCGATCAGTGGTCGCAGGCGTTGGCCAGTCGAATCACGTCGATGGTGTTCGACAAGGGGGTGGATGCCGGAACTGACGCGGCCGCCGCTGCCGCGACTCAGGCTTCAGCAGCAGCTCTGTCGACTGCCGCTGCCGGCGTCACCGCCGGCGCCACGGCAGTGGCCACCAGCGCAACCGCGCTAAGCACCTCGGGCGCGGGCTTGATCACTGGGGCATCTGCGGTGACGGCTGCCGCCATCCAGATGCAGGCTGCGGCACAGGCGATGGCCGCTGCGTCGGCCGTGAGAGCGGCCGCCAGCTATGCGGTAGGCGGTTACACCGGCCCTGGCAGCAAGTATCAGGAGGCCGGCACGGTCCACGCGGGTGAATTCGTCCATCGTCAGGAAGTAGTACGCCAGCCTGGCGCCCTGGCATTCCTCTACGACTTCAATAGGGTGGGTATGGCCGCGCTTGAGCGTTGGCGTGGCTATGCCGACGGAGGGCATGTGGCAGCGATGCCCACGCTGCAGCGGTCCCCCGTGTTCACCAGCGCAGCGTCGGCGCCGCCGAGCACTGCTGCGCAGTTGGGCCTGCGCGTGATCAACCAGGTTTCGCCGGACCTGCTCGACCAGTACCTGGACGACCCCGGCAGCGACACCACCGTCATCAACAAGATCAGCCGCAACTCTGCGGCGATCCGCCAAGTATTGGGACTCTGAGCATGGCCTGGGCAACCGACACCGCCGCCAACATCACCGACCTCATGGCCCGCCTGCGGGACTTCCTGACCACCAATGCCGCCCTGGTTGCGGCGAACCAGCAATGGCAGGTGGTGGGTGGCGTGGCCAGCGGTCCGCTCGCGGCCAACGATTTTGTGTCACTGAAGGGCCGAGGTCTGGCGGGCGAGGATGACATCTACGTGTCTCTGCAGGCGTGGGTGGTGCCCGCCAGCGCTTACTACAACATGGCGATCTTCGGTCATACCGGCTACAACCCGGCGCAGCCGCGCTTGGATCCTCCTGGCTCCAATTCGAATCCGGTGGCGTTGCTGGGCGTCAACTCGCCGATCAAGTACTGGTTCGTCGCAAACGGCCGTTGCTTCAAGGTCATCACGCGAATCAACGGTCGTTATGACGCCGTCTACGCTGGCTTCATCTTGACCGACCATCTTCCAGCCGACTGGAGTTACCCGCTCTTCATCGGTGGATCGTGCCTGGAGAGGAACTACCTGGCTTCCTCTGCTACCTATGAGCACTCCAACTTCTGGAGCCCCAACGCCGACGGCGTCGACAACACAAGCCGTAGTCAGGCGTACCTCTTCTCTCCGATGCAGGCTTGGGTTCCGATCCGCAACCTCTCGCTGGGCGGCTCTCAGGCGACAGGGCGCATGACGCTGCCGTGGGCAAAGGCCATCTGCAACCAGAACGTGCGCAACTGTCTGGATGGGCAGCGCTGGATGCAACGCGGGCAATTGGCGGGTTTTGCATGGGGCGCCAGTCTGTCCGACCGAGGCGCTCCCTACAGCCAGATGCCCGAGAAGGGTCAGTTCTACGGCAGCTTCGACGGCGTCTTCTACACCCCGTCATTCGGTGCAACGGCGGAGCAAGTGGCAACCGTGGGCGGTGTGGACCATCTGGTGGTGCCCAACGTGTACCGCACTGGTTCTGGCGAGTTCGCCGCGTTTTCCCTGGAGTGAAGTAGAGATGGCCTACGCCGAATTCAGCAACGTTTCCAATGTGCAGACCCTGATCGACCTGATCGTGCAGTTTGCGCAAGCCAATGGCTGGACCGTTGAACGTAACAACCTGGCCGGGGCCAATCGGACAGCTACCGTTCGCATCCCCGGCGTTTCCGACTACGTCCACCTGTTCAATACCGACCAGCTGAGCCTGCAGTCGCGCGTCTCGATTGGGTACAACGGCACGCTCGATCCCAATTCGCAGCCGATACAGTCTCCCCGTGCTGTGTCGACCCGCGACCTGGTCGGTCCGTTCCCACGTGTGAAGCTGTTCGCCAACGGCACCGCGATCCACGTCGCCATCGCCCAGGCCACTGCCGGCGAGTACCGCCATCATGCGTTCGGAGTTCTTGCCAAGGCCGGCGCCTACGACGGCGGCACCTATGTGGATGGCACGTACTGGCCACTGAACGGCAGCTCCAGTGGTGTGATCAGCACCAGCACTCCCACGGTGGTGCTGTTCGGATACAACACCAATGGGCTCGGATGCGGACAGGTGCGGGCCGACTCCGTCGAGGATGGTCGTAGCAACAGCTATCACATGATCTGTAACACCTACGGTGGCTCGCTCGGCACCGAGGGCCAGGCCGGTAGCGGTGTCGGACCCAGCTACCAGGGCTCGTCCAACGACGTCACGCTAGACCACCTTTGGCTGGGGCGTGCGCTGGGCAATGCCGACGAGAACTTCTTCTCCGGTAGAAGCATCCTTCACCCGATTCATCTCTGGGTCCGCCGGGCTGGAACGACCCCAAACCTGTCGCCGATCGGCGAGGTGATCGGGCTGCGGGCGTGCTACCTGGAGAAGCTGGAACCCGAGCAGGAGATCACCATCGGCGATGAGACCTGGGTAGTGTTCCCCTGGGTACGCAAGCTGACGATGGTCAGCGGTTCGGGCCAACCTCCGGCCAGCAACGCCTATGGCTGGGCAATCCGGAAGTCCTGATGGGGATGCTCCTGTCCACTGCCATCAGCGCCGGGCCGAACTGGCGAAGCCATAACCTGGACATTGCGCGCACGCGGATTCCAGTGCCATTTCGTGGCGCGCTGGCCGGCGCCCGTCTTCTGTCGGGTCCGGCACGTGAGGCCACCATTGTCGAACCCGAGCAGCGCTCGGCCGGGCCCGCGCTGCGCACTTCGTTCGATGACTGGTACCACCGGATCCACACCCTGCCGCTGCGCATCGACCTCGGCAACCTGGTGACCAACCAGGTGCGATTCGTCCAGGTCTGGAATGCCTACCTGCAGCCGCAGACCCTGGCCTCGGTGGTGCTGGAGAATGGCGAGGGTGTCGAACTGGTGGGGCCAGGCACGCCGCCGCTGACGTTCGCGCCGCTGCAGCTGCGCAGGTGGCAGCTGTCGATCACGACCGAGGGGCCGCCCGTCATCGCGGCCACGCTGTCCTACGACTTCGTGGCCCTGGGCAGCCGCACGGTCACGATCACCGGCAATCGCATGTCGGCGTGGATGCTGCCGCCAGACTGGTCCCGGCCGGTGTCGGAGACTCTGGCGTGGGCAACCGACGTCCAGCAGGCCGCCAATGGTGCTGAGGCGCGCTTCCCCCTTCGCGGCTCCCCGCGACGATCCTGGGAGTTCAGCATCCTGGCCGATCGCCGCGAGCGTCAGGTGCTAGAGCACGCGCTATTCGACTGGTCGGCACGTACGTGGGCGCTGCCCATTTGGAACGACGTGTCCTGGCTGCAGTCGCGCCTGGCGCTGGGCGTGCAATCCATTCCGGTACCGGCCGCCAACCAGCGAGACTATCGGCAGGGCGGCCTGGCGATGCTATGGCGGGACGTCACCACGTATGAACTGGTCGAGGTCGCTGGCATTGCCGGCAACGCCCTGCAGCTGGCTCGGCCTACGGCCAACGCCTGGGCGCCAGGCACGCGCGTGTTGCCCTGCAGAACGGCGCGCCTTGCAGAAACACCCAGCCTGGAGCGCCTGACCGACCAGGCTGTGCGCTCCACCGTTCGCCTGACGGCCGTGGAAACTTGCGACTGGCCTTCCGTCGCGCCGGCGGTCACCTATCGCGGTCGACCTGTACTTGAGCAACGGCCTGACCTGGACCAATCGCCGACCGCAGAATTCGGCCGGCAGCTGGTGGTGATCGATGGGGACATCGGTCCGGTAGCGATCGATGACTTCACGGGCAGGGCTTGGCCAGTGCAATCCCATGCCTGGCAGACCTGGGGCCGCACCGAGCAGGCCAACCTGCGCAGCCTCCTGTACTGGCTGCAGGGGCGCGCGTCCGCGCTGTGGCTGCCGTCCTGGGCCGACGACCTGGAGCTGATCGAGCCAGCCTTGGCCACCTCCGGTGGCATCGTGGTGGCATGGGCCGGCGTGTCTCGCTTCGGGCGCGCTCAGCCCGGCCGCCGCCATCTGCGCATCGAGCTGTTCAATGGCCAGGTGCTCTACCGCCAGTTGGTCCAGGCCACCGAGCTCGATGCGCAGCGGGAGTTCCTGCAGTTGGACGAGCCGCACGGTATCGCCCTGCAGCCTGCAGCCATCCGTTTGATCAGTTGGATGGTGCTGGCCCGCCTCAGCTCCGACACCGTCGAGTTGTCCCATGAAACCGACGGCGAAGGGCTGGCGCGCTGCAAGGTGTCCTTTGCCGGCATTGCCGCCGAGGAGGGTGAATCGTGAGCCTGTTTTCCCGCCATGTGGAGCTGTACGAGTTCGGCCGCGGATCTCAGCGCTGGCGCTATACCTCCAGCGATCGTGCCGAAACCTATGACTCACAGGTGTTCACCGCAGTGGCCCTGAAGCGCGGCCGCCTGGGGCAGTCGGCGCAGGAAGTCCGGTCGAACCTGGAGGTGACGGTGCCGCTGTCTATTCCCCTGGCATCGGTGCTTCGCCCGTTCGCACCGACCGAGCGGATCACGGTGCGTTGGCGCCGGGTGCGCAAGAGCGATGGCGTCGTCCGCGACACCTGGAATGGCGTGTTGAGCGACTTCAACGAGCGGCAGAACGATCTGGTGTTGACCTGCCAGAGCAACATCGGCGCCGCTGCGACCAATGGCCTGCGCCGCTGCTGGCAGGGTCAGTGCCCCTTTGCGCTGTTCGACGAAGACTGTGGACTCAATGCAGAGGCCTTCCGGATCGATGGCGTGTTGTCGGCCGCATCCACGCAGACGGTCACCTCCAACGCCTTTGCTGCCAAGCCGGATGGCTGGTTCGTGGGTGGTTTCATCAAGTGGGTCCGAGGGTCGGCAATCGAGCACCGCTTCGTCGTTGGCCACGTTGGACCGACGCTCACCTTGCTGACCGCGGCGCCGCTTGCTGCCGGCGAACTTGTTTCGGCTTATCCCGGTTGCGGCCACGCGCTATCGGTGTGCCACGAAAAGTTCAACAACGCACCGAACTTCGGTGGCCAGCACACCATTCCGCCGAAGAATCCCTTCGGTCCCGATCGCATCTTCTGAGAGGCCGCCATGTGGTTCCAAATCATCATGCTGGTCGTGTCGCTGATCATCAGCTATGTGACGCGTCCCAGGCCTACCGTTCCGAAGCCGGCCGCCCTGGAGGACTTCAACGTGCCTACGGCCGAGGATGGCCGCGAGTGCGCCATGATCTTCGGCACGGTGTGGATTGATGATCCCAACGTCCTGTACTACGGCGATCTGCGCACCACGCCGGTCAAGACCAAGGGTGGCAAAAAATGAGCCTTCAGATACGGCGGGTTCTGCGACGCTATTGGTTCGGGCACCCGGTCTTCTTCGATGCGCACCGTCATGGCTACGGCTACCGCCGCCGCTTGCTCTGGGTCGATTTGGTGGTGGACTACCGGTACTTCGTGGAAGGCCGAGAGGTGTCACTGTGGTGATGGTGACCGTCGAACACGCACGCGCCGCCAAGCTGGGGGAGCGCAGCGGTGTGCTGTGCGCCGCCGGCATTCGTGCATGGATGGACCGGCACGGGCTGGATCTCCGCCAATTCCTGGACGAAGGCCTGCCGGTGGAGCAGTTCGAAGCGCTGGATGATGCCTTCGCCCAGCGCCTGGCTGTGATCGCCCGCGAGGAGGCCAACCGTGGGTAGTGGCAAGAAGCAAACCATTGGCTATCGCTACTACATGGGCCTCTACATGGGCGAATGCCTTGGCCCGGTGGATGCGCTGCGGGAGATCCGCGTCGGCGATCGGATGGTGTGGGACGGTAACCTGCAGACCGCCTGGAGCAAAGTGTTCGGTGTCAACGTGCCGCTCACGGTGCCGGCCACGGGGCCGATTACCTCCTCGCGAACCATCACGATTCTTGCCCCCGAGGTGTTTGGCGGCGACAAGGGTGAAGGCGGGATCGTCGGCACGCTGGAGGTGCGCATGGGCGAGCCTACACAGATGCCCAGTGCCTACCTGCAGTCGCTGGTGCCAGGCCCGTGGCCCGCTGCGAGGGGCCTGTTCACCACCGTGTTCAATGGCCAGGTGTCGGCCATGAACCCCTACATCAAGAACTGGACCAAGAAGGTTTCGCGCTGGCGCGCTGGCTGGAAGAAGGGCCTATGGCAGGGCGGCCTGGTGCAGATCGATGAAGGTATGAACCCGGCCCACATCATCTACCAGGTCCGCACTGAGGGTATGGGACACCCGATCGAGGTGATTGACGAAGCCAGCTTCCTTGCCGCCGCGCAGGTGCTCAAGGATGAAGGTCTTGGCTTGTGCCTGAAGTGGTCCAGGTCGGTGCCAGCCGGTGAGTTCATGGACATGGTGTGCGACCACATCGGCGGCATGCGCATTGAAAATCCGGTGACGGGTCTGACCAAGCTGGTGCTGGTGCGGCCGGACTATGACCCGGCCACTCTGGCAGAGATCGGTCCTGGCCAGATCATCGAGATGATGGAGTGGCAGCAGCCGATGCTGGAGAACAGCGTCAACGAGATCACGGTGGTGTATCGCGATATCGCCACCAACAAGGATGCTGCGGTTACCTATCAGAATCTCGCCAGCGTGCAGGCCCAGGGCCGGGTGGTCAGCAGCCGAAAGAACTATCCGGGCCTGTGGAATGCCACGCTCGCCGCCCGCGTCGCGGCGCGCGAGGTGGCAGCGGTGAGCAGCCTGCCCTGCAGGGTGAAGATCCGGGTGCGGCGCGATGCTGGCCCCTTCGAACGTGGTCAGGTGCGTGCCCTGTCGTGGCCACGGCGCGGCGTGGCCCGCATGCCGGTGCGCATTCTGGACGTCGACGAAGGCACGCAGACCGAAACGGCCGTGGTGCTGACCGTTGTCCAGGACGTTGCCGGCATGGCGGCTGCCAGTTACATCCAGCCCTCTGACAGCGCCTGGGTCGAGCCGGACACCAAGCCCAAGCCGGTCACGGTGCAACGCCTGCAGGAGGCGAGCTATCGTGACCTGGCCACCACGCTTGGTGCGCCGGATCTTGCTGCCTTGTCGCCAGATGCCGGCTACCTGACCTCGATCGGCGTGCGGCCGTCCTCGGTGGCATTCGGCTACACGCTGCAGACCCGCCTGGGCAACGCTGCATTCGCCGAAGCCGGTACGGCCGACTTCGCCCCCACCGGCCTGCTCACGACCGCAATGCCTGCCAAGAGCGAGCCGACTGCGATCGCGCTGGCCGCTGGAGTCAGCCTGGACGCCGTTGAGGTCGGCAGCGAAGCGTTGATCGATGACGAGCTGGTCCGGGTGGTGTCGATCGATCCGGTCGCCGCGACGCTGACCGTGGCCCGTGGGTGCGTCGACAGCGTGCCAGTGCAGCATGCGGTGGGCACGCGGGTGTGGTTCACCGATGAATACGTCGGTTTCGATGGTCGCGAGTACCTGGCCAACGAGGCGCCCGAGGCCAAGCTGATCACCCGCACCAGCCAGGGTGAACTGAACCCGGACCTGGCCACGACGATCGCATTGACGATGCGCCGGCGCCATGTCCGCCCGTACCCGCCGGGACGTTTGCGCATCAATGGCGACGCGTACCCGGCCGAGGCCTGGGGCACTGGCGGTACCGTGGTGGCCACCTGGGCACACCGCGATCGCCTCCTGCAGGCCGACCAGCTGGTCGACTCCGAACAGTCCAGCATCGGCCCAGAGCCAGGCACTACCTACACCGCCCGCTGGTACCTGCAGAACACCCTGGTGCGTGAGCAGGTCGGCATCACGGCTACGACCGACAGCTATCTGCCGCCGGTCGGCAGTGGCGGCAAGACGCTGCGCGTGGAAATCGAGGCTGTCCGAGCCGGTTTCATCAGCTGGCAGCGCCTGCAACATACCTTCCTCTACCGCGCGCAGCTGGTGACCGAGGCGGGCGACCGCATCGTCACCGAAGCCGGCGACCCGATCATCCTGGAGTAACCCCAATGCCTGACGTCAAACTCTCCCAGCTTGCCGCCGCCAGTGCGGCCTCGGTCGCGGCCGGAGCCAGCCTGTGGACGATGGCCGGCCACATCCTCGGCTTGCGCATGGAGTATGTGGGGCCCGCTTCCATCCGCGTTTCCAGCGGCAGCGCCTGGATCCCGTCGCTGCAGCAGGCAATCGAGGTGCCCAGCGCCCTGACCCTCAGCGGTCTGACCCTTGCGGCCAACACGTGGTACCACCTGTATCTGTACCTCAACGGCTCAACGCCGGCGATCGAGGCCGTCACAGATGCGCCGGCTGCCCCCTATAGCGGCACCGCACGCGCCAAGACGGGCGCTACTTCGCGGCGGTACATCGGAAGCTTCCGTACGAATGCGGCAGGGGCCATTTTCAACTTCGCGCAGACCGGAACGGCAATCGCCTACAAAAATGCGCAATCAAATGCCCCCTTCCGGGTTCTCTCGCAAGGCACCGCGACAACTGAAACCACCGTCTCTCTGGCAGCTGTGGTGCCTCTGACCTCGCGACTGGCAACAGTTCAGCTCTACAACTTTGCAGATACCAACATGGGGACGGGAACGAGCGACGACAGCGCTGTGGGGCCGCCAAGCCAACCGAACGATGCCTTGTTCCTAGTTCGCCGTGACGCGACAGCGATGGTTTCCCATCCACTTGATGGCTCGCAGGCAATGACTTATTGGCTGACGGCTGTACCGGTTGGATCCGTGTATGTGGACGTTTTCGGGTATGTCTATGAACGCTGACGTGTATGCGGTGACCGATACGGGCTACCGCTCAATCAGTGAGGGTATGGAGCTGCAGTCGGGCGAGACGGCAATGGCATCGATCCCCGCTTCGCTGCTGCTGCGAATCAACGCCGACCAGGTCAGGTTGGCTCGATCCCAGCAGCTGCGGGCCACAGATTGGACTCAGGCGCCCGACAGCCCGCTCGGTCAGGAAGCGAAGCTGGCATGGGCGTCCTATCGTCAGGCGCTTCGTGACCTACCGGAGAAGGCCGGTTTCCCCAACTGCCCTTGGCCGAGCCCGCCGGCCGGCCTGGACGGTGCCGCTTCCGTGACGCTGCCAGCGGCAGACCCAAATTGAAACAGGGCGCCAGGATGGCAGCTGCAACTGCCAGCCTGGCGCCGCAACACACGCGTACAGCCCGCGTGCTATTGGCCGAGGCCCTGCTCCCCGCGCGGGGGAGACAAGCCTCGCCCAGACCCATCGCAGAGGCTGAGAATGAAGACGACCACGCTGTTCCCCTGGCCAGGCGGGAAGACCCGCCTGCTGCCGCACCTGCTGCCCCTGGTGGCTGATGCCCCCCACCGCACCTACGTTGAGGCCTTCGCCGGAGGCGCTGCGCTTCTGTTCGCACGGGAACCGGCCAAGGCCGAAGTCCTGAACGACTGCCACGGCGAGCTGGTACGCCTCTACCGTGTGGTAGCCAACCACCTTGAGGAGTTCGTCCGCCAGTTCAAGTGGGCGCTGACGAGCCGGGAAATGTTCCGCTGGTGCCAACTGCAGCACCCGGACACGCTGACCGACATCCAGCGAGCTGCGCGCTTCTACTACCTGCAGCGGCTGGCTTGGGGTGGCAAGGCGACTGGCCAGACTCCAGGCTTCGGCCGGGGCGGCAAGGGCCTCAATCTGCTGCGTATCGAAGAGGATCTGAGCGCTGCGCACCTCCGGCTCCACAAGGTCACCGTCGAACACCTGGCCTGGCAGCAGTGCATGGCCAAGTACGATGCCGCCGATACCCTGTTCTTCCTGGATCCGCCGTACTGGGAGACCGAGGGGTATGGCTCTCCCTTTGGGATGGAGCAGTACCAGGAGCTGGCGCGCCAGATGGCGGGGCTGCGTGGCTCCGCCATCCTGACGATCAACGACCACCCGGCCATGCGGAAGGTGTTCGGCCAGTTCAGGGGCCGGGTGGTGCCAATCCGATACACCATCGGTCGGCAGGCGGTGCAGCGGCGGGAGCTGATCTACACGACCTGGTAG